ACATCGGATACCATGTTTGCCGCCTCATCTGTTGGCGCATATTCTTCAATACCGATGCCAAGACCTTCGTCAATCATTTGACCAACCCACTTCATGACTTTTGACGGCGATGAAATCTTCAAGGCATTATTGACGGTACTTGTAATTGCATTTGCAAGTGACTGAGCTTTTCCAATTACAAAACCCCACTTGCTATCAATACCAGAACTGAGACCACCCATCATGTACTGGCCTGCGCTTGCCATGCCATCTCTTGTATTGCGGATTTTGGCGGTCATCTTCTCAGTCCACGTTCCCGCTTCTGTGACGGCACTTGTGAATCGTGTCTTCAGCTTTTCGTTCTGAAGCTTTCCCGCCTCATCAACAATCTTCGGAGATTGCTTCTTGTAATTTCTTTGTTGTTCCATGACCTTATCATAGCGGTTGATGGATTCCTGCACCATATCCTTTGTGATAGTCTTGTCACCATTTTTGAACGCTGTGGCCATTTGTTCCATGGTTTGTTTGGAGTTCTTCTCCATACGGCTCAGGTCTTTTTCCGTAGCATAGGATGAGTCACGAATGTCATTGGTCATGTTGTACACGGCTTCGTTCAGCTTATCAACATCACCCTCAGCGACAGCCGCCATCAAACCTTCATGTTGCTGAATGACACCCATGTAGTCCGAATAATTCTGCTTGGCAACCGTTAATGCGTCCTGCTGTTTGCCGAGCGCACTTTCTTGATTCTCAATGTCTTGGTTCAAGTCAGTGATTCGGTTCCTCGTTTCATCCGAAACTTGACCATATTGCTCTTCCTCAGCTTGCGCATCGGCCAAGGCCTTGTCCAACTCTTGGTACGTGCCGTATAATTCTTCCGTGGCCTTATCTACATCGAACTGCGCCGTCTGCAACTGTGTGAAAGCATCCTTCTGGTTTTTGATTGCCTCAGTATACGCTTCTTGGTCAGCCGCAAGCAACGCCCTTGCCCGCTCAGCCTCGATTGCCTCAAGCACCTTCTGCCGTATATCGGAATAGCCTTGGATAACACCATCGACTATCTCCATCTCAACACCATACGCCTCGGACAATACACCTGTGATGACTTCGGCTCTCTTTTCATATCCCTCTTTTATCTTGCCGTTTTCATCTGTGATGCTCTCAAGCTCAGTAAGAAGGTCGCTGTAGTGCTGAGTCTCCGCTTCAATACCATCAAACTGCTCCTGCCGTTTCTGAATTATCTCATCAATAGCGTCACGCTCTTCATGGATGGAGTCAATCAGCTTGTGTTCCGTTTCAGACAAAACATCATATTTCTGCGTGAACACGGACTCAATCTCGCCGAAAAGATGCCCAACGCCTTCAAGCAATCCTTCTCCGATGCTTGCAATAAATGTCGGGATTTCCTTTATAATGCCAGGAATTGCATCAAGCAACGCTTGCCCCAACACGAGGAACATATCAATACCTGCGGACAAGATTTCTCCCGAATGCTCCGCAAGGCTGTTAGCAATCTGCGGGATGGCCTCGCCAAGCTTCTGAATCAACTGTGGCAACGCCTGCGTCAATCCATCCACCAATGACAAGAACAACTCTACCGCACTGTCAACAAACTCGGGTATGCCATCTATCAACTGTCCTGCCAAGTCAGTCACAACATCGGCAAGAGCCTTGATAAGCTTAGGTGCATTCTTGGCAATGGTCTTTACCATGCCACCCATGACTGTTCCTACCGTATCAAGGATGTCTGGGAACTTGTCTGCAAACGCAGTGATGGCTTCGTCCAAAAGGCCGTTGAAAACCTCCAACGCTTTTTCAAGGCCACCTTCCTCAAAGGCCGCAGTCAAATCGGATATACCTTTTGTGCCGAATTGAACCATCTTCCGCAGGGATGGAGTCAACTTGTTTGAAACTGCAATCTGAGCACCTTCAAACGCTGATTTCATGATGGTGATATCGCCTGTAAGGTTGTCAAGCTGTGTATCCGCCATCGCTTGAGCCGCACCTGCCGCATCATCGATATATCCAGTCAGTTCATCAAACCGTTCTCCAGATGTATTCAGCAATGCGTTGACAGATGCCAAGTCAGCTTTATTGAAGATACCGCTGATTGCCGCATCCCTTGACGCTCCGTCCATATCGCCAAGGCCTTTCTGCAGGTCTCCAACGATATCAACCATGGAACGCATGTTGCCATCTGCATCATAAACAGCAACGCCAAGGTCGCCCAATATCTCCCTTGCGTCATCCGTGGGATTCTGCAGAGCTAATAGGATGTTTCGAAGATGTGTACCACCTTCTGCGCCCTTGATACCATTATCGGCGAGAACACCAAGCAACGTGGACAACTCTGTCGTTCCACCTTTGACGCTCCGAGCAGTAGCACCGATGGTAAGTATAGCCTCACCCAACTGAGAAACGGATGTGTTCGACTTGGACGATGTCTTCGCCATCTTGTCGACCATCTCCGTTGTTTGCTCTGCAGTTAAACCAAGTGCGGACTGAGCGTCAGTGACCATATCAGAAGCATACGCAAGGTCGATGTTACCTGCCGCCGCAAGGTTCAGAACGTTCGGCAACATCTGCATTGACATATCCGCATCATAACCTGCCAACGCCATGTAGTTTAATGCTTCTGCGGCCTCGGTTGCCGAGAACTGCGTCTGTCTGCCCATCTCTTGAGCAAACTGGTTTAGGCCTTGTATCTCGTCTGTTGTAACGCCCATTGTCGCCGCAACCTGCGACATGGCCTTGTCAAAACTTGCTCCTGCGCTTACTGCGGATTTAGTAAAGGCGACAACGCCTGCACCTGTCGCCGCAAACGCCGCCGCCCCCATTGTTGCCATGGTCTTCAATCCGCCTGTTATCAAACTGCCCTTTTTCTCCGCAGTTCCTCTTGCTTCATCAAGACCTTTTTCGTAGGCTGAACTGTCTAAACGCAGGACGGCTTGTAGGTCAAATACATCCATTACGATTTCCCCAATCTATCAAGTCCGTCTCGTATATTTGCTATAACTTCATCAGCAGAACGTTCCTCAACCTGTTCCTCACCGTAAAACAACTCCGTAAGTTTACGGTTGAGGCGGATGCCTCCAGTTCCGCTTGTGTTCTCTGATATGGCACGGATACCTTCTGCCATATACAAAACACTCGTTTCGTGTACGTGTTCCTGCTCCATTCTTGCTTCAACGTAAGACAGGAACGGCTTTAGCCTTTCGCCTCTGTATTCTCCGTAGCAGAGCCAAAAGATTCGTCTTCCGAACTCTGACCCTGCGATTCGAAAAAACGCACGAACTCTGGTTCATTCATCAGCGAAATAAGTTTGGCGGGCAAGGTCAAAATCGTAGGCTCTTCCCCGTCAATAATTGTCAATACATCCGACACCGCCTGCGGATGGTTCTTCAACATAATCTTGGCGAACTCGAAAACAGATACCTTGCTTCTGTATGCCTTCGCCAATTCCTTATCCGAAAAAATCTCGTTCGCAGGTTCCATGAGGTCGGCGAGAAGCTCAATGGCCTCTCGCCCTTTAATCTCATTTAACCTCATCAGCCGTTACCAGTCCCTGCAGAAGAATAGAACACCATCGGCATCGTGGTCTGCGCACTCATGGATACATGACCCGTCAGCGACAGCGTAGTCTGTCCCTTTCCGTTCTTCGTGGTCTGCAGAACAAAACCACCATCGGACAGAGCGTTCTTCAACTGCACAGCAACGAAGCCACCATCGGCACGGTCACCAACCCACCAAATATCGGTGAAGTCAGTCTGCTCAAGGTCTCTTCTCGGAATAATCGAAGTGCCATCAATATCGGCACAACCCAAGGCTAACTTAATCGCCGCAGGGCTCGTTCCAAGAGAAGTCGTGCTCATAGTACACGCCCACGAATCAAGGTGTTTTAGTTCCTTCATGTTGACGGGACAATTGTCTACATCTTCTCCAAGGTCAGAAAAAGTCGGAACGCAAGATACATTGATACCGCCAGTCGTTGCACAAATCAAAGCATTATCTGCAACTGCAGGCTTTGCGGGATCGAACGTCTTCAGAAGAACACCCGCATCAAGCTGAAGTCCTTCAAACGTATCCTGCGGAATGACTGTGAACATTCCCATGGTTTTATCCCCTTTCAATAAGCGGTTAAATACTCCGCTTGTACGTTAATATATATTCTTCGGATTGAATCGCTTGCTTCGTCTGCCATACGCTGTGCAAACGGATTGCCTTTTACCAACCATACAAAACCGCCGTCAATACGGACAACTCTTCCGCCGTATCCCAAATACTCTGCAATCTCATCTGCCTTTTTTTGGATGTCTTCCCATGATGTGGAAGAATACCAAAGGTTCGCATTCAACTGCACGGGATACCCCATTGAGTCCGTAATCGTGCTGTAGGTTAGGTACGGAAAAGCAGGCGAGAAGTCAGCCGTTGGCACGGTGTTCTCATCGTATGCAGGAAGGAAACGACTCCAGAACTCATACAATGACTGCGCCTTATCCATTCTTCGGCAACTCCCATTCCTCAGCCGTTACCTGCCTCATATCCAACGTTGCGCTGATTGGCGTGTACTTATCATCTCCGTCCGATGTGACCCGAAAAATCTTGCCATCTCTTTGCCTTCTCAGAACATCGTGATACTCCAACACCATATCTCGGCTTGTCGTAATGGTATAAAGGCTTGTAACGCTCTGCTTTTCTGCAATCCTTGCTTGCATCGATGTATCAAACGTAATAGCCGCTTGGAACGTTGCCCCTTCTGTCCACTCGGTTTTTGTTCCACCGTATCCATCTGATACAACGCTCTTGTTTACGTAAGCGACCGTTTCCATCGCATCATTCAGCAGACTCATAACACACGTATCTTTCCATAAAGCTGACGAAGCATCTTCCATTCATCTGGAAAGGCATCCTTCCACCCGAATGCACCGCCATTTACCCCACTCGCCTTTGTATACGAATAACCGCCAAAGGATTCGGAATTGTATGGGCTTGACAACTTGTCAGCATTGCTTGCCTTCCAAGCATCGATTTTGGCTGAATAATCAATTACTGCAGGCGGTACAGACATCGCCCATACCGCACCGCAGAATTTTTCGCTCAACAAATCACTGCAAGGATATTGATGAACCCCATCATTGAAGGTTGAACCGACAATGCGAAAATACTGTCCGTCTTGTAGAACATCTCCAAGGCTCTCGACATTGCCGTCTCGCACGGTGAACGTTCCTGTGTGGATGTCCATTTCACGATGCGCCAAAAAATAATTCTTCAATTCGGCGCAGATTTCGGACAGCATTTACCGCACCCCCTTAACCTTCGGTGTGAGTTACATCGGCAATAAACAGACTCTGCGGATTGTACAGAATCGGCATGAACAAACCGCTTGCCTTAGTCCACAGGACTGCAGGGTCTTTCTCCATCCACTGCATGACGTATACATACGGACTCGGAGCGGAAGTGGAAACGGAATAGAAATTAGCCGCATCAACCTCAGGCGGATTGCCCCACGCACCAATACCAAGTCTTCCTGCAGGGTTGGTGGAGAAGAATGTCAGCTTGTCGGTCGGATAATAACGTTCGGTAGTAACGTTCGGGCGACCATCTGCGCCGATAACGGCCTTCTTGCCGTAGGTCAAGTCGTTTGTCAGAATGACAGTGATACCAAACTCAGCAGACAGATAGTTCTGCAGAGCAGTGGCGGAAACGATAGCACCAACGCCATACGTTCCGTTGATTGCCTTCTGAATAGCTTCGTTCGCACGGATTTTGCTGATAACGGTACGGCTTGCATAGATACCATTGATGATGGTTCCTTCATCAAGCGCATCGTCAACAATAGTCTGAATCTGCTTCGGAATATCCGCAGTTGCAGATACATCAAGGGACAGACTCTTATGGTCACTCGGAACGCCGTAGTCAACCGTCAGCGTAAGGTTGTTCTCATTGATGGTGACCTGTCCAGTAGCCATCAGTTCGTTCTTCGCAACCTTGGAACGGGTGACAACTTGGTCAGCAAGACGGATACCGTCATTGATAACGTAATCGTACATTGCATCCTCACGCACACCGCTTCTCAGCAGTTCACGCATGCGCTCGGACTGGTTGATTTTTACCTTGATAAGACCCTTCTCGATGTTGTGGGTATCAACAGGAACACGGAACGTGGTGTTCGCCTCAGTATCGAAGCCATGGAACTGAGCCATGACAGGAATCTGGTATTCGTTCGCAATGCTCTGCCAATATGCGACAAGGTTGTCGGTCTTGGTATCACCAAGCAACTGGTCAACAGGGTCATTCGGACGGGTGACTTGGAATCCTACATCGAGCCATTCTTTCTCGGGAACGAGGCCGAAAATGTTGTCTTCAAACTTGTTCATGTTCTCGCACCTCCTTAATTAACAGTAGGTTCGGTAAGGAACACGAACCCTTTCCCTTCAAGTGCAGTCTTTGCCGCAGAAGCAACAGTAACGGGCAGACGGTTCTCATAGACCACACCCTTCAGCACGACAGAACCAGGCATGTCGCCAGTGGTCACATCAACATCTTCATAAACGATACCGATAGCAGTTGCATCGTTTGCGGGATAAACCGTACCCATCTTTACATACTTGCCACCATTGTCAGCAACGGTAGCACCTTCAGCAGGAATCTCAAAGGTTTTCCGCACACATTCCTCATGGGCGAGGAACCAACCAGGAGCGTAAACCTTTCCCTGTCCAGTAGTACCAATAAAAGACATAGCTTACTCCTTTGCCTTTCCATATAGATTTTCGTGATACTCTTTTGCAAGCTGAGCGGCACGTCCAGTAGATGCCGAACCATCTTCACCCTTGGGTGGGTTCTGCGTCTTTGCGCCCTCTGCTCGCTTTGTGACGATAAAATCAGCCCAGTCGCTCTTTGCCGTCTCCGACAGGTTGTCATAGTCTACGATTTTGCCTTCTGCATCAAGTTCAAAACCATCAAGGTCTGTTACCCGAAGAATAGCACCAATCCGCTTATCAGAAACTCCGATGTCTTCAAGCAATGACTTGTACGCCTTTTCTTTGGCGGCCTTCGTCTCTTTGGCTGTCTGCCCTGCCTTGTAATCATCGTACTCTTTCTTCAGCTCATTGTACTTATCTTCATACGGGTCTTTCTTGGCATCCTTTTCCTTCAGTTTGTCAAGTTCGCCTTGTACTGCAGGTAGCTTTTCCGCATCCTCTTTGTACTTGTCACGGTCTGCTTTTAAGGCTTCCGTAACCTCGGTATGAGCGTCAATAATCTGTTCAATCTTATCGTCCTCGATGCCCATTGCCTTGAGCATCCTTCTTGTAAATGGCATGAACGTTTCTCCTTTTCTTTGGTGTCTTTACTTCGACTTCGTTCTTGACGAAAAAATACCATATTTTTTAATGCTTGTCAAGGCCTCTTTAACTCTGTTTCTGCAATTGCCTTGTACGCACCGAGGTGCCGTTCTATTGCAGGTCTAAGATATGGCTGAGCCTTTTGCTTGCTTGTCCCTAACTCAACATAAGGAGCATACTCTACATTGGTTCCGATGTATACAGCGTCATCATCAACCACATGAGTGATACTCGCCCTCAGCCGTCCCGTGTCTACAGGGCAGAACAACGCCGCATATGCTTCCGCCGTCATTCCGATTGACTCCAACGCCCTTGCAATAGCCTCAACCTTTGCCTGCTTTATCAATTCCCGATTATCTACGATTTTGAAATCAGCCATACTATTCACCCCCATTCAATATACAAAAAAAAAGAAGCGGTGTCAACCGCTCCTCAGCAATGATATTCAATTTTAACCAACCAATATTTCCGCCCTTCTTCCATGTACTTGACTCCGATGCAATCATACCATCCTCTGTCATTTGCATCAATCCATTCAACTGCATCTTGGTATGTCTTAAATACGTTATCAAAGAACCGAATGTCCCTTGCCTGTCCTTTGTAATCTCCATACTTGTCTGCGTACTGTCCGCACTCCTTTACAACCGTCTTTTCGGCCTTTCTTGAACCGAACGTCAAATAATCAATAGCGTGCATTTTGTTCTCCTCTCTTATGCTTCATACTCCATGTAAATCTCGCCGTCAACCGTTACCCTTGCGTAATCCGCAAACCCGTCAAGGACTTCGTTCTCTGCAATCTCGCAAACATCCTCAACGCTTACTCCTTCCTTGGCGTGTTTGTGCATTACAACCTCCCCATCAAGCATTGTTAAAATCCAAATGTTCTTCATGATGTTCTCCCTTCTTATCCGTACAAGTAAATGTTCGTTGGCATCGGTTCCAACTTCATTCTGTCCTCGTATTCCATGCCATCAACCTTGTTGTCCTTGTCGTGCAGGTATCTGTCAAGGTAACTCCAATACGAACCCATGACCCTTTTGTCTTTATATCTTTCGTTTTCCTTCAGCCAGTTTTCGTACCGCCGAATCTGCTGTGCTGTCATGTCAATCTCCTTTCTTAGAACAGTTTCTTCAACTGTTCGATTTCACCAACCGTCATGTCCTTGCACTCTTCGCTGATTTCGTTGAGTATAGAATCGGCTTCTTCCTCTGTCATGTATTCCATATCGACCTTGCCGTAAAGATACTCAACCGCTTCTCTAAGGTCTGACAGAAGATACAACGCCTTTGCGTTCTTCTTGTACATCTTAATCCGTGCGATTCTTTCGACCTTCATCTTCGTTTCGTTACTCATGACAATCTCCTTTCAGCGTGTTCTGCGAGGCTTGCCATCGTCAGGCGGTAAGTTGCCGTCTTACCACGACACCCTTTCGGGTGTTTCGGCTTTTATTTTCCGTTTTAAAATTCAACCCGATATCCATTTACGAATTGAATGGCTCTCCAGTATCCCTTGGCTTTGAGCTCTCCGCACATCATTTTGTTTACGATGTCTTTCTCGTCATCAAGTTGTCCAACAAGTTCCTTTCCGTTGCTCCAAATCGTAAAGTTCCCGTATCTGTTTGCTTTGCACCACTGAATCTGTTCCTCGATAAACTGTTTTGCATTTTCTACTGAATTGTACTTCATTTTGTTTACTTCCTTTCTTCAACTTTGTACCTTTATTATAAACCCAAAGAAAAAGAAAGTCAATACTTTTTTTGAAAATTTTTATAATTATTTTTCTTCATAAAAAAACCCGATGTTACTCGGGTTCGTAATATATGCAACGTTCATATCCGAACAACACGCCCATCGGCTTGCCTTCTCCGTTCTTCTGATATACATCGCAATAATCTTTCGTCACGCCTGTCGCAATCTTTTTTTTGCCGACCGTTACCGTAGTCCTGTCCCTGTTGGCGCAATCTTTGCATTGTACTGTTTTGGGATTGGGAAACGTTCCCTTCATTGGGTCAAAAACTCTATCAGCCATGTTGCCAGACCTCCTTTCACCCAATATTATACTGTATTTTGTATATATTGTCAATAGTTTAATTGATGTGGATGGTCGCTCCGTTATTGAACGTTTCTTCAAGGCCAGTAAGGAAGTAGTTTGGCTGTTCTACTACTTCAAGTTCTATGTTTATCCTGTCTCCCATCCATCCGCTTGATTTACTAATGTTTCTTACCCTGTACTTTGTCCCTCTCTGTATGATTAGTTCGGCCTCTATACCAACATGCTCTTTTGGAATTGTCTGCTCGTATATGCGTTCTTTGCTCCCAATTGTTCCACCAAAATACGACTGTGGCTCGGCATAAATAGCGTGTGTCCCTTTCGGCACATAAATAGAATAAGAGACCTCGCCTCCAAAACCAGTACCCTCAGCAACGCCTGTACTTAGAAACGAATGCCCTTGGAAGACCTGTCCCTCAAATGCCGCTTTTATTTCCTCCTCAGAGCCGTTCTCAATTATCCTCAACGCATCGTCATAAGAAAACAAATCACCTTCAAATAGTCCAGCAAGTCCGTTGTTGTCACTTCCACGAACAACAAAAACATCGTCTTTAAGTTCTACCTTATCAATAGCCTTCGTCAACTCGGAGATGGTCTTAGTATAGTCGGGTTGCATAGTTCCGTTCTTACCGAACTCCCTTGCAAAGGCATCAGTTTCAAACCTTCTGTTCCAATAATCATCTTGTATGCCCCAGTCTGTGTTGCCAAGACCTACAAACTTGTTACGGCTCCAACCGTCATTGTATCCAGACAACACTTGGTTCATAGGGTTGCTGTTGCGGGTGTACTGCCAGATGGAATACTTTTCATACCTTGTCAGCTTGTCCCATTCTGCATCGAGGAGTTGTCTGTAGTAAATATCCGCCTCGTCACCGCTCCCGAACCGCTTTGCCAAGCTTCTTCTCAACTCAGAAAAAGCGCTTTCGTCAATGCCTCCGCTTGCAGGTAACAAGTCTTTAAGCTTTAATTGATATGCGTCAATAATGTCCTGCTGTCTTGCATATTCAATCCCCATGCGCTCAAACTCGTCTAATCCATCAAGGCAATCGCGCATACGCATTTCTCTTATTGCCAGACCGTTCAGCTTTGCTTTTTCAATCTCCTGCTCGTAATATTCCCTCTTTTTAGGTATGGAATCCTTCTTCGCCATGTAATCTTTTGGGGAAACAGGTGTCTTCCAAATATCGTAGAACGTTTTATTTAGATGCCCTTGTTTGTGCTTCGCCTCGTTTACAATATAGCGATACGTTCCAACCTCTCCTGCTTTGTTTACCTTCCAGTCTTCATACGATTCCCCTTCCAGTCTGTTCCACCTTGCGCTCGTGTCGCTCATGTTGAAGTCAACGCCCTCTATTTGCGCAATAATTCGGCAACGGCAATTGTACACCTCAGACGGGTCTCCGCTCGGGTCACCTGGATATTCCAACCCATTAGAAAACTGCTCTCCAACCTTTCGTTCCTCTCCATCCATAAGGGCATGCGATGCTCTTGTTCTTGAGTCAAGCGTTGCTACCCATACTTGATTTAGCTTGATGCCCAATCTTTCTGCCCGCTTGTACGAATCGTACCTCCCTCCGTTTTGTGCGCCAGTAACCATCGTCCTTGCGTTACGCCGTGCGGCCTCTTCGTTCTTTTTAATTATTCCTGCCGTTTCCTCAACCGTAGCCCCAGTCAAGTCAGTCTTCTTCATAATCTCAGGGAATATTCTGTCGGAAATCTTGCTTAAACTTTCACCCTGCACAATCCCCTGTAACACTTGGCTGTTTATCTGCTTTGTGTTCCACCGTTTGTCTTTTGGAATGTCGATTTTTTTCTTCGGCAGTTGGATATCACCCTGCGTAACCATCCTTTGAACGGTTGACTCATCGACAAGATTGAATGCAACACCCATATTTATGCCTTTTTGCGCAAAATCATTATAGTTTACCGTATATATCCACGGCATTTCGTTGTTGACGTAAGCAAGTGCGGTTTGATTCGCATCTGCAATATGCTTGGTAGTCATGTCAACCATGCCCTTGTAATAACTGTTTTGCAAAGTTGCGGACTTCTTTGCTTGTTCCAATTCCTTTCCCAATTGGTCTATTGCTGACTTGTCTCCGCTTTTCTTTGCCTTTTCATAAGCTTTTTCCAAAGGTTTGATATCCTTCTCAACCTTCTTGATGTACGCCTTCCATTCTTTTGAAATGTCCTTTTGTGCCTTTGTGTAAACAGATGTCAGCTTCTTTTCTATCTGCACAACCTTCTTTTCGGTCTTCTCAAAAGAATCCATGGTCAACTCCCTTTAATCTTGCGATACGCCTTGTCAAGGCTCTTCTGATAACTTGCCTTGTTCTTGCTCTTCTCCTTGGCATAGGTGGCTCTATTCTTTGCACGTTTGGACTGAATCTTGGCATTCAGCTTCTCACGCTTTTTCGCAGTCTTGTCCCG